ACAGCATCCTTGACCGCAGCAAGGTCAAAATAATCGGTTGAGGTTAATGCGCCGAGAGAAGCTCGCTGACCTCCGTAGACAACATTCGTTCCTGCCAGAACCACATCCCGAAGGGCAAGGTCGAGTACATCGGCATAATCCCTGCCGAGCAGTTTGGCGGTTGAAGAAAGAACATCGTCAAAAGAAGCTTTAACCAGAAGTTCGCTCACGAACACGCTATTGCCATATTCCGAAACGGGAATGTCAATATATGACGTGGTGAGAGCAGAGCTTGGGATGTCCTGCGATTCATCGGCAATAGCCGCACCTCTGGTAAGGTTATTGTACTTGAGGAATCTCGCAGTCTTGCCGGGAGCAAGAAGTTCAGTTTTCTTGACAGCGAACTGGTAAAACTTCATGACAGCAAGTGCCTGAAATCTGATCTCTCGTGAATAAATAGTCCTCTGCATATCAGAGAGGGCTACATAATCACCAGAGGTTAAACTGGCGGTGTTAATGGTTGGCATAAGATCTCCTTTTTATAGGAGGTCAGCTTCTCTCCTTAGACCCGACGAGAACCTGCCGCCGTAAGCATCTTTTCACGATACTTGGCGTAGTCTGCATCAGACATCTTTGCCAGATCTTCGGCACTGAGCTGATTTCCTCCTTTTTCGAGGGTTATTTTTGTGTCTGTTTGGAAATCCGTGCTTTTGGAACCTTTTTTCTTTGCTTCTTCTTCACGACGCTTTTCCTCAGCACTCATGATCTCCTCATAACGCTGTTTTGCTTTTTCGATTGACAGGTCGATAGCCTCTTGGGTTTCTCCCAAAACGAGTTCGGGGATAATCCGTCCACCAGCTTCGGCAATCTTTTCCGCACGATAGCGGTCAAGCTTGTCTCTGTCAATGGCTTTCTGCATATCAGTCCTGTAATCGTTGAACCGCTTGTCAGCTTCTTCAATTGCCTTTTTCTTGTCAGCTTCAATCTGCTGAACTTTGGCTTCCATTTCCTTGATCTTCTGCTCAAGAGCAGGATCTCCCTTGCCTTTATTGCCCTTGTCCTTGCTCTCCTCAAGCTGTTTCTTGAGATCGTCAATCGTGGGAGTCAGCGTATCAAGCTGACCCTGTAAAGCCCTTGCCTGATCTTCGGCAGTTTTGGCTCGTTTCTTATGATCTTCGATCTCCTGATACAACTTCTGCTTTTCCTGCTTTCGGGCTTCATTGGCAATTTGATCGATGTTCTTAAGCTGATCCGGCTCAAGGTTGTAGCGGTCTTTCAACTGCTCCTTAAGGACAGCCTCTTTATCGACAATTGCAAGCTTGTTTAGTTCTTCTTGGGTAACGTTTATGACGTTGCCGTTCTCGTCATAGAACTTCCCATCGTCTTTTTTTGTGAGTGGCATTTTGTTCTCCTTTGAAATTTTTTATGATTACGTTTGGTAGCTTTCGATTAGTATTAGGTGCGATCCAGACCGGGCATCTGTTTGCGATCCTCACCCTGCGGATTGGGAGCCATGCTTATGCCTGCCACCCTGCCGGTACGCCTCCGGGCATTGGAATAAGAAGCACCCTGCTGGATGCGTCCCGTACCGAGATCCATGTCCGTGTTCTTGTTCTGGAGGTTCTGAGTACCCTGATCCCTTGGGCGTTCATCGGGAATAGGTCTTGTAGCCATGTGCTACTCCTTGGTTAATGTTTAACATTTAATTTAGGGTTAAAAAGCGTTCATTCTGTAGTCACCTAATATAAATTATAATTAAAATTCATTCGATTGTCAATAAATTTAGTTTTTTGGTTCTGCGCTCTTATTTTGATCGTCTGCCTTGTCTCTGCCAGTTCCCCCTAAACTGCCCTGTTCCCCCTCTTGTCCGGGTACTAAGGCAGGAGCAGGACGCATAATGGGTCGAGTCGATTTTTCATTACGGATACGCTCAATTTCTTCGGGTTTCCACCCAAGCATACGGTATGCCTTGTCCTCAGAAATGAGTCCGAGCCTTTCAAGGGCATCGATCTGATTAACCAAAAGAATCTCATCCCTTGGCAGGGGTGATGGAAAAAAGATCTCCATTTCCTGCATCGGATTTTCTTTTGCCAGATCGGGAATAAGAAATTCTTCTTCAAGCATATCTTCCGGTACATCTTGAGCGATAGCGTTCATCCACTTCAAAAGCTTAATGACAATTACGGTCAGTTCTTTGTAGCCTTCGCTGTAGGTCTTGAGCTTGTCGGCTCTGACCTCCATTAAAGGAAGGTTCTGATAGTGAAGGGCTATGCCCGAGGTATTTGAAATCTGCTGAATGCGCCCGAGGGACTGTTGAGGAATGCCAGAGATATCATGCATAGTTTGAAGGGTCAAGTCAAGATAAGATTGTGTGGCAGGGAGATCCGTGTTCAAAGACAAGATTGACACATCTCCGTCTTTAGGAATGCCACTCCAGATTTTACGAGAGGATTTATCAATGTTTTTAAGCTTGGCTCCCTTTACGACAGTAACAGGCTGTTCCTGATAGTCGATGACCTCACGCATGGAAGAAGCAACCTCATTGCGCTCTTTATTTAATGGTATTATGTCGGTGAGATCGTCTAATCCCCAAAAAGAATTGGCAACCTCAAAATTGGCTATGTGTACAAGTAGGAGAGTGTCTTTAACAGGAATATCGTAAGCCAGATCTTTGATTTCGGCATCGGGATCTTCGTTGTGATTATTCTTGTAGAAGCGCACAGTTCCCGATATCCTGTCGTGAACCTCTGCAACAAATTCTCGTGGGTTTAAATTTCCTTCGGAGTCAGGCATAGGGTGACGGATTTCTACTTTGGCGAGTTTAAGCCTCCTATCAAATTTAGGAAATACAAGAGAAGAATCAATAGGAGTAAAAGAAATAGCTTTACGATCTCCTTCATTTTTAAAGTTCACCCTGATCCATGCGTCCCCTGTGATAACGCCGTTCAGCCCATTTTTCAGAGCCATTAATTTTACTTTGTTGATTTCCCAAATCTTATTTAGCTGTCTGCCAAGCTTTTCAAATTTTTCTGGCAGGATAACAACAAAGCCGTTGATATTTAAAAACCTGTTCAGCTTGTTGGCAAATGCTTTTATGTAGTTATGGACAATACGCTTGATCCCATCCTTTGATCCCTGTGTTGCTCCCCAATGAGTTCCAAGATACCAGAGCCAGTTGTCATAGTAGCGTTGGAGTCTAACCTGATCGGCTTGGCTCATATCATCTCGCATCCACAGCGCAAGGCTTGTGGGGGAGAGATCCATTTTAAAACTCTTTGGGTCTTGCTCCTTGGTAAAGATATCCGCAAATTTGCGATTGCGTAAATCGAAATAGTGTGATGTTGCCATTTTATGCTCCTACTTTATAAAAAGGAGAGTCCTCAAAATTAGTATCATCTGCCATATCCAGATCGACAATCTCATGCTCTGCTACCTCAACACCATAATTAGCAAGAGCAAGGGAATCACAGTAATCATCGTGATAATGCTTCCCTTCCGGTGCATGACAAGTAAGATAACCTTTTGACGTGTCCTTTTCAAGATCTAAGAACTGTTCCTGAAAGTGCTTATAACGAATATCCTTTTGTGCAGATTTAGAACTCGGATAAAAAAGCCTGCCTCCCAAAAATTCTGTGCTTAAATTCATCCAGATGTCGGTCATAAGCTGTCTTTTACTAAAATTAACAGGATGAACAATACAATTCGGTGGTGCAAGCTCCTTAAGAATTTCTGTAGGCATATTTCCTACACCTGTCTCATCAGAAACACAGAATTGCACATTATATTTGTAAAGCATTTGTTTGATATCATTTATTTGAGACTGATAGCCTATGCCGTGAAATTCACCCCATGAAATAATCCGCTTCATAGAACGTCCAAGCGGATCTTTTATGTTTTTGTCTACATCGAGTATTGTAATCACAGTGGAATCGATCTTCTTTGCCCAATCAACGCCTGCTACAACCCATCCTGTACCCAGTTGATCCAGATCATAGTCCTTTCCACAAGCTCGTAGCTGATCATCACTGATAAACATTCCACGATCAAGCATCCATTTGAGCATAAAGTTCATTCTAAATTCATCATTGTCAATTCCACCAAGTTTTAAAATTTCTTGGGCAACAAATTTTTTATATTGGGGGTTTTGACGCTGAACAAATAAATAATCATACTCAAAATGGTTTCGGAGTCCTTCTTCTCTCTCCAATTTCTTATTAGTGTTGATATTTCTGTAAAAAGCCGCTTTATGTAATCCCGGTGTGCCTATTTGAACCATTGAGCCATTGTTATAGGCAAGGAAAGGAACGATAGATTTGTCAAGTTTATAATCTCCGATGTCCTGACACTCATCAATAATGACAAGATGGTAGGTTTTGCCTTCAATGTTGGTTCCTTCGGACGCTGAAAAGGAGCCAATAAATGAAGAATACTGAGTATTCCTCATTGTAATGCATCTGCCGTTGAAGGTATCAAATTCAAGAAGGAAATCCCGGTCTTTCAAGATGGCTTTTGCACTCTCTTTGGTGAGCATTTCACGGATTCTGTTAAAAGCTATCTTTGCCTGATCGTCAACAGGCGCATAAATGCCGATCAGCATCCCATCTTTGAGTCCAGAGTATTTTTTATTGCCGAGATTGTCCGTCCAGTACCGATTAAATCGAGGATCGCTACGGAAAATAGGCTGATTCGCCAGTGCAGGGAGTAAAATAGCGCAAGCAAGGACGACCTGGGCTACAACCTCTGTTTTTCCGCTTTGCCGAGAGAATAATCCTGTGACAGTAGATCCATCATTTTGCAAAACAGACATGATAATACGTTTTGCAAATTTTATTTGGTAGGAGTAGAGGGTTTTACCGGAAATTAGTTCCGAAAATTTAAGTACAAGCTTGACAATTTGGGCTGTAGACAGGGATTTCTTTTTTTGACGAGCTACTGCGGTTCTTTTTGCTTGCTTAAGAAATTTTTTATGGGTAGAAATATTCTTACGAATACCTCT